GTTGAGGAGCTTGAACGGAAGTTGAGTGTTTATGACGGGGGTGAAATGGGATCGACTGGTGCTGAATAGGTAAGTGGAGAACTGGTGCGGAAGCCACCATAAGCGCAACAAACTCGTAACTGCAAACGATAATTTCGCAGACATGAAAATGGCAGCTTAGTCATTTACGGAGCCCGGAGGAGCTTGGCAACAGAATCCTCCAACGAATGTGGCATAAAGAGCATTTTGAGCGGGTGTCGCCTGTCAATAGACCCGCTCTTGAGGATGGTGAACTTGGCACGGAGGTTCATTCTCAGGACATTTCGGATGGTTTCCGACCCCTTGAGCTAAGGAAACGCTGCTACTGAGAACACTATTTGAAATTCGAATTCCCGTGACGGCGGGAGTTGTGCCTTCAAACAGCATCATCGAATCAGATGTAGCTATTGGGCATAGCACGATGTGTGACTGAATAATGTTGAGGTAACGGCATAAGGTATTCTCTGGGTTTTAACCGACCAGCGTGGTAGCAACAGGGAAGTTGAGGCGAATTATAGATTCAAGGTATTACCTAGCCTCTTGTGGGTATAACCGAATCCCACCACATCACTTTTTTATATGAAAGGTATATTATGAAATTTCTTGACTCAATGATGGCGATTCTAGTTTCTATTTCTAGCAATCCTACTATTCCTAACGAAAAAGGTATTCAAACTATTCAAGACCCACAAATCGCGTGTCTTACACAAAACATCTATCACGAAGCGCGTAATGAATCAACAGCTGGTTGGATTGCCGTTGCTGATGTAACTATGAATCGTGTCAAGTCAGAAGCATTTCCTAATACAATCTGCGAGGTAGTTTACGAGAGCCCTCACTACAGAAGCCAGAATGATGGTAAACTGTATCCTTACAAAAACCGTTGTCAGTTCTCATGGTATTGCGATGGTAAATCTGATAAAATCAATAACATGAAAAAATATATGCAAATTTATAAAGTCGCTAAGATGACTTATCGCAACAACCTAGATATTACAGATGGCGCACTTTACTATCATGCTGATTATGTAAACCCACACTGGGCATCAAAGATGAAAGTAACTGCTCGCATCGACGCTCACATTTTCTACAGGCCAATTAAGTAATGTTACATTATATTGTTACAGGTGGATGTGGCTTCATAGGAAGTCACCTAGTTGAACGTTTAGTTGCCGCAGAATGTGCGGTTACTGTTATTGATGATATGCGAAACGGCAAGTTTAAGATTGTCGATTCTCCATATGTTGCATATATCCACAAAGATGTATGTGATGTAGATATTACTGATAGCATTTATCAGGCTGATGGTATTATTCACCTTGCAAATACTCCTCGTATTCGTTTAGCATTTGAACAACCTGTTGATGCAATTTTGAATAATGTTGGACCCACAACACATGTTTGTGAATGGGCAAAACGGTTGAATTGTCCCTTGCATTTTGCTCAATCCTCTAGTAGAATATTTGGACAGGCTGACGATAATCCATATGCTTTAGGTAAGGCAATGGCTGAGGAAGTTATGCATCTTTACCAAAGACATTGGGGTCTTGATTATCGTCTAATGTATTTTTATAATGTCTATGGTCCCCGTGAAGCGGACTATGGTGAACATAGCACAGTTATTCGTGCATTTAAGAAAGCATATTTGTCAGGTGAAAGTTTGAAAATATTTGGCACCGGTCATAAGTCCCGAGACTTCACACATGTTAAGGATGTAGTAGAGGGTATTTTCAAATCCCTGTTTGATGAAAAAAGACGCAGACAAATTCACTTAGGAGCAAGCCAAAGTTATACAATTAATCAAGTTGCTGAGGCCTTCAATCATCCAGTAGTTTATGAATTTGATAAACCCGGAGAAGCGCAACATACAATTTGTAAGGACCCTTATATTACACCCACATATAACGTTATTAAATATATTAAAGACTGGACACATAGGAACCACAATGCCTAAACTAATTGTTGATAATGATCTTACTACAGATGTAAAAAAAGTTTCGGATGTATTTTTGATTACTAAACGTTTTCATACATCGACTGAATTTTCACAATATATTGAAAAGAAATCGAAAAAAACAAGAACCGGATATATTGATGTTCTTGTTGACTTCTGTCTAAAAGAAGAAATTGAAATTGAATCTGTTAAAAAACTTCTCACATCTTCGCTGAAAGAAAAAATTAAAGAAGAAGCAGAATCACTAAATCTATTAAAAGAGAAAACTAGTAAGTTGCCGTTCTAATGGAACCGTTTGAAGTATATCGACTATACCTCGCTCTTAAATTACACTTTACTAAAAAAGATTACAATATAACAAAAACAAAAGGTGCAGTTAGGGCAAGCCAAAATGCCTTCCTTAAACGTAGGGATTTGACTGCTATGCGTAAACTTGCTCGCGATTATAAACGCCGTGAGATTATAGACTTGCTTGTTGCTAATTTTGTTTCCGGCAACAAGTGGGGAGGCGTCTTTGATGCCAATGCAAAGGAAACATATGAAGCATGGAAATCCCGTAAACTAAAACTGGATTACATTTTTGAGCAGGATATTGCCAAGATTGAATTGGAGATGGAAAAGGAAAATATTGCAGATCCTTTTTCATCCGAGGATGGATATCATCCTTTAGTCTATAGGTTATATTTTGGTCATCTCATTTCTATAGAAACGTTAGTTGTGCTTGACAAAATTCATAATTATGTTACTATGGATTCTGATGATATATTCTTAGAGGATGTTTCGATGTTAATTAAGAAGTATCGTCCGTTTGTCCAAATTACAGATAAAATGAGGCATGTAAGTGAAAACTTTTATAAATAATATGTCCGCTTATACAGGACAACATACACTGAAATACAACGCTTATACGGAGAAAAAATATGTCGTTTAATTCACTTTCTGACTTGCGTAAGGCAAGAGGCTCTTTCGATAATTTGATGAAAGAAGTCGAAAAAATTGATTCCCCCCAACAAAATTATAACAAAGATGACGGTAATGAGTGGAAGCTACAAGTAGATTCTGCTGGTAATGGTTATGCTGTTCTTCGCTTCTTGGCACCGCCTAAAGGTGAAGAACTTCCGTGGGTTCGTCTTTGGAACCATGGCTTTCAGGGTCCAACAGGTAAGTGGTATATTGAAAACTCACTTACTACCCTTAGTCAGCCAGACCCTGTTTCAGAACTTAACAGTGAACTCTGGAATAGTGGCACAGAGGCAAACAAAGAAATTGCTCGTAAGCAAAAACGCCGTTTGTCTTACTATGCAAATGTTCTTGTTGTCAAGGATCCTGCTAATCCGGCTAATGAAGGTCAAGTTTTCCTCTACAAGTTTGGTAAGAAAATCTTTGACAAAATTAAGGATGTTATGCAACCAGAGTTTGAGGATGAAACACCAGTAAATCCTTTTGACTTCTGGGAAGGTGTAAACTTTAAACTGAAAGCTCGTCAGGTAGATGGCTATCGTAACTATGACAAGTCTGAGTTTGAATCTTCACCTACTCCTGTTGCAGAATCTGATGAAGAGATTGAAGCAATTTGGAGTAAACAACACTCACTTGCTGATATTGTCGATCCTAAAAACTTTAAAACATATGATGAATTGAAAGCTAAACTTAACCAAGTTCTTTCAGGTGGTGCTAAAGTTACAACAGCAGAAACAATTTCTGCACAGACAGGAACTGATGATGTTGAGGATTTGGTCGCTGTTACAGCAGCTACATCTGATACAGTTTCAGTTACATCTAATGTTGATTCGGATGATGATGAAGATACACTGAGCTACTTTGCCAAATTGGCTGAAGAAGACTAAACTATAGCTTGGGAAGCGAAAGGGGGCGGCATATATATGTTGCCCCCTTTTTTATAGGTAAATTATGCACGGCATTATTATGGGAGGATGGATTGAAACGCCAATACATGAGGCGGTCAATCATATCTCTGTAAAAAGAGCGTCTGGCGCTCATAGAATTGCTTCCTATCTTAGGGAACATGGTTGGGATATTGAAGTCCTGGACTTTATGCCTGCATGGTCGGTTGACGAACTAAAAGAATTTTATAAACAACGAATAAGAAAAGATACAGTGTTTATTGGTGTTAGCACTGTATTCAGTCTGCTATCTAAGGAGCAGGATATTATTGATTTTATGCACTGGCTAAAGAAAACATATCCTAATGTTGCTACAATTGCTGGTGGTAAAATGTTGATGACAAGTCATATGCTTCCTGCAGATTTTCACCTCGCAGGTTATGCCGAACATGCAATTATTGAACTACTTAAAAAACTTACAGGAAAACCTAGCAGTGTTGTAATTGAAAAATTTGAAATGATGGGAAAACAATATCAGTTTGTAAACTGTGATAATTCTCACCCCTCATATCCAATGGATGATTTGCAGGTTAAGTATGAGAATCGAGACTATATACAACCAGGTGAAAACTTAACACTCGAACTTACTCGTGGATGTAAATTTAAATGTAAATTCTGTTACTTCAACATTATCGGATACAAAGGCAAGACTTCGAGATGTATGGATAATTTATATGATGAACTTCTACGCAATTATGAATACTGGGGTGTTACTGATTATAGTTGTGCCGATGAAACAACAAACGCAGAGCATACAGTATTAGAAGCCGCGGGCAATGTTATTGATAAACTGCCCTTTGAGACTAACATACAGGGCTATGTGAGGGCAGATCTTGTTGCGGCACGCCCACAAGACTGGGAACACATGGCAAAAATGGGATTGTGGGGTCATTTCTATGGCATTGAATCCTTTAATCATGCTTCTGCCAAATCTATTGGTAAGGGTATGAATCCCGAAAAATTAAAAGAGGGTATCCTTGAAGCACAGGATTATTTTTTGAAAACCCTTGGTAAATTTAGAACAACATTTAGTTATATTATAGGTTTGCCGCACGAAACTGAAGAAACATTCAATGCTGGTATAAAGTGGATGTTTGATAATATTAAACACCCTTCAATGAATATTTACCCTTTGCAGATCCATCACAAAATTACAGACTCCAATTTAAGAAATACATATTCTGAGTTTGAAGAAACTTGGCAAGAGTCTGGACTATTTAGAGAAACAACAATGGAAAAACTTGGTGCTTCCAAAGAAGGATTAGGTGAAAATCTAGAACCGAGAGTTCGAGATTTAATTTGGAGTCGTTTGTCGCACCCCACATTTACAATTTGGGAACATGATACTATGGACATTTGGGAAGCACATAAAATATTTGCTAAATATGAATCCAATAAAGATTTGTGGTATGACCAGTTTCCACACATTTGGTATTTTCATACTTTTCAAAATGCAGGTATGTCCTATGAGGACCTTCACAAATCTTATAGGGAACATGGCGATATTACACTGGGTGTGGATGAATCGCACAAGTTTGTAGAAGAATATAAAGAGAAAAAATTAGGGTAATCTACTTGCAATAAACTTCTTTGCAGAAACATTATTGGATAATACTGTCTTAGGAAGTGTTACAATAATGTCACCCTGTGACTGTGTAGCCCCTTGTTGTGGTGCATTAACTACAATCGGGGCCTGTTGACCTGAAGCAGGGGGGTTTGAATCGCCTGTAACACGTTCAAGTTCAATACCGTCATTTGTTTCTATTGCAGTGACTTGTCCTTCCAAACCTGCCTGTTTAATCATTTGATTTGCTTCTTCTAGATCATTTTTAGGATTGTTGAAGAGCCCGCCTTTTGTATTGTCATAAATTTTTGACTGTAGGTCTGCGATTTGTTTGTCTGTTGGTCCGCCCTGTTCTTCCATTAATTGTGTATTAAAATCTTCAACGGTTAGTTCTGGGTTAGAATCTTGTGCAGATAGAAAATTCATTCTTTGTTCAGCACTTACATCCTCGAGTCCTTCAATTCCCAATCTTGAAGGATCCTCTTTTACAAGATAGTTGAATGCTTCCATTTTTTCATCTTCAGTGGCGGTAGGGTTAGCCATTGTATATTCTGCTCTTGCACCCTTACTAAAAATGGCCTCACCTACATCATACGCTAACAAACCCCCACCCACAATAGCACCTACACCTGTTGCTGCCAATGCACCTCTAGTTGCAAGTTTGCCTGCTATTTTTAAACCAACTCTTTTCTGAACATTTTGTTTTATCTTTTGTTGTGTTCTTTTTTGTGCCTGGTCGGAGGATACAAACTTACCCGTGTTAGAATCTATCAGTCTACCGGCAGAATTTAACTTGGTGCCAGGTGGTAATTTTGCTTTTGTTTTAGGTCCGGCGGTCTGTTGACCTGGAGGTAGAGGTGTTCCTTTAGGCTGGCCTTTTGGTGTGCCTTTCGGTGTGCCTTTGGGGTTACCCCCAAACCCAGGCAGCCTTCCTGTAGGGACTCCCATCATACCTCCCATACCACCCATATTCAATATGGCTCTTGTTGTGGCTTCCTGTTCCTTAATTAAATCATCTATTTGACGTTTTGTTGGGCTATCAGGGTTTAGATCCATATCATTTGCTTGGTCAGCAATTGATCTTTGTATTGCGCCAACATTTCTAGACATCTCTCTAACATTGGCTTCAAGGGTATTGTCAAGAGCTCTAATATTTTGTTCGAGATTTTGATTGAGAGATGCTATCTCATCCGCGATTAAACTTTCGGTCGGATCTTCAGGTATTGTAACGTTACCTGCCGCTGGTGTAGTTGTCGGAGTTGCACCAGGCATTGATGCTTTTGCTGAACCTACAGAAGTGCCCGTGCCGAAAAGAGTTGAAGGACGCAATGCCTGCATTGCAACAGAGCCAAAGCCTTTTACACTGTCATCTACACCTAAAAATCTTTTTGTTAAACTAACTGCTCTATCCATTTTTATTCTTTTCGGCTTTTTTCTTAAGATGTTCTATTAGCATTGAAATATAAACTGTCCTCTCCCAAGGCAACCAATTTTCAATTTCTGTTAATGAGTATTTATGTTCCTGCATCAATAAAAAATTGGTTTTAAAAAAGTTTTCTAACGATTCATGGGAGAGGTTTATACGAAAAAATTTACATAACCATTCAAATTAAGATAATTTTCCTTTCCACAATCTGCACATGTAAATTCAATCAAATGTTCTAACGCCGGCATTGTTTCAAAAAATGTTCTAAATTTTTCAAAATCAATTGCAGGTAAATTTTCAACCCATTGATACATTTCAGTTTCCGACATTTCAGAACAATCAATAATTTCATCATCATTGTAAATTGTTTGTATGCTTTTTGCTACAAGAAGATATACAGATTCATTATCATCACCTTCCAATAGTTTGGACATTTCTTTCGCATCTGGATATTTCATTTCCACAGCTAGACTTTTGGATAACTTGATTGGATTGACATGCTTTTCGTCATATGTAATTTCTAAACTTTCCAAATCTAATTGATGATTATATTTGGTTCCACAGTCCCCACATACCATATTCATATCTACAAAGTTTGAGATTGATGCGGATCTTAGTTTTAGAAATACATGTTGCAATTCAAACAAAGCTAGTTTTTCACCATCAACTTTGCCAAAAGAACAATTTGTTACGATTTGCTGAGTAGCTTTCATCATATCGTCAATATCATTAGTTTCGCTTGCCATTACAAGCATTTTTTCTTCTTTTACAAGAAAGGGTCTGAAATCAAAAACATCTTTTGTCGATGGCATTTCAATTTCAATCAGAGGCACATCCACTTGGGGTAGCATAATATTTCACTCCTAATTATAAACTTCTTTTAATAATTTCCTTAAGACTCAGATCTTTGAAGTTGAGGAAACGTTTGAGTCCCTTATATCGACTATCAACCGGCATCCCGTCAGACTTCCAATACTTATAAGTCATTGAAATACTGACACGGTTAATACCTTCATTACTTGCCGATAGAGGTGTTAAGCTAATTGAACGAGGAAACGAATCAACAAGTGTCCATTCGCCTGTTCTTCTGTCGCCTCTATCCAATGTATAAATTGTAACACGTCCAACATAATCATTGTAGAATCCCACTTCTTTAGATAATGGATTCACTGCCGCTCTTCCCATCCAATCTTCAAAGTATGCTCGGACATCCCAATTTTGGTCACAATAGAAAGTAAACGTAGCGTTGTCACCAAAATATTCTATACCCTGAGCTCTGGATTCAGTCCAGTTACCAATTTTTACTGGAGTATAAGGAATAATTAATCCAGGAACAGCGGCTTCCTCACACAGTATTGAAACGTGGTCACCACTATACAATGATGATGGGCCTTGAACTTCAATTTCAAACCTAGCTGCTCTTGATAGATCTTCTTTTCTTACCTTTGCTAGGAAGTCATTAAATTTAAAGTTTGCGTCTTTTGCCATTAGATTGCCGCCATTGAATCGTTAAATACTGTTTGTTTGCCTGCACCTTCAAATTTCTCAACAGGCAACATAATAGCTGTCTGCCAATTTTCGGGATTGACTTTTAAAATTCTTGATCTTATATGGTTAAACAAATAACGTTTCACTGTAGGCTGAACCCCTGGAAACCGTGATGCACTTTGCAAAATATTCCAGTTATATCTCATTTGTGTATCCGGACCAATTGTTCTTGAGTCCTTTGTTTCAATCAACGCACCTAGTAGTCTTGCCCTTAACATATAAGGCAAGTAATGCAAGTTGAGCCCGTAGAACCCACCTGTGGCATTGTCATAGGGCAATACAAGGGGAAATCTGTCATAGTAAGGCAACTTTGCTTTTGTCTTAGGGTCATATACAAACATATACATGCTACCTACTTCGGGTCGCCCTGTTGTTTCACCAAGGTCAGATGCAAATACTTGCCCTGGTGCATTAATGCCGCCCGCAAGTTTTCTAATTTGATCCTGATACCAATTAACAGAGCGTCTTGTATCGCCTGCGTTTAATCTTATCTGTTCAAAAGGATTAGCCATACGACTATTTATAAGAGATGCCGAGTTCTTTCTCTGTAATTATTTTAAACTCCCAGCCCTGGTCAATACAAAATTCCTTTGCGCTTTCCCACTTTGCTAAGTTAACACCCCATTGTTTTACTTCATTAATAAATCTTTTTGTTTTTCTTTTAGGTATAGTTGGTTCTTTTGTAAATCTTTCAGGCTTAATTTCAATCAAATACTTTTTATTTCCTACCTTTATATAAAAGTCAGGAAAGTATCTATGTATTTTATTATCAAGGGGAGATCTATAAGGTATTGCGATTTCCTCGGAACCCCACTCTACAATTCCTTCATTCAAATCGCACCAATTCATAAATTTTAGCTCATAACTAGAGCGATAAATAATGTTAGTAGGATCGCCTCGGTATTTTTTAGGATTACGAGGAATAAAACGTCCTTGATGTAAATTTTTGGTATAAGTCATATAAATAGTCTAAAATAACACAATAAAGGTATTTATTCATGTCCACCTCAGGCTCAGATGTCTCAAACAACCAGGCACCCGATGAAATTAGTCAGGGTAAGGATGGTGTTACCGCAAGTAATGAAGCGGCAAGTAAAGCTAATACTGTTACAAAAAAGCCTGCTCAAGGCAAAGGCGATCTTAATGTTGAAGAACGTATTGAAGCTGAAAGAAACCGTAAGAGTTTCAAAACATACAAATACCCCCAGGACATTGATACGGATATACAACCACACTCTATGGTTTTTAATATTCTTGAAAGAATACCTTCCAATGAAGCAAAAGCAATCCGAGAAGGCACTGATACCTCAAGAGCTTTATATTCTGATAGCAGTGAAAATCGTGTAAATGCAGAACAATCCTCGGGTGTTAGAACAGCACAGGGTGTTGTATTAGGCGCGGTAGGTGCAGGTGGGTTGCTGGGTTTGGCAAAGGGTGCTGGTTTTGGCGGAGGTTCTGCTCTTTTAAAAACTGCTCTTGGTGGTCTCGGCATCGTCGCCGGCGCAAACGCTCTAAACTCAAGGACCGGTTTGGTGAAAACAAATACTGTTATTCAACTCTATATTCCTCAATCCCCAAGTGTAAAGTATGGCGCTCAATGGCAGGATACAGAATTAGGTGCTATTGGCGGCGTATTAACACAAGTAGGCCCAAACGTAACTTCAGTAAAAGATTTTCTTGCCCAAGCAGGTGGTGCCGCAGAAGCAGTTGGCCGGGGTATTATAGGCACAAGTGATATTCTTAAAGCTATTGGCGTTAATGCTGATATTGGCGGCACAGTCCAAGCACTTACCAAAAAGGTAGCGAATCCATTTAAAGAACAGCTTTTTAAAACTATGAACTTTAGAGACTTTGCATTTGAATGGAAGTTTGCTCCTAGAAATACTAACGAACTTCAAAACGTTCTTAATATTATTAATACATTTAAATATCATATGCACTCAGGTAGAGATACAAGCGAATTCTTTTTAACATATCCTTCCGAGTTTCAGATTGAGTTTAGATATAGAGGAAAAGAAAATCGCTTTATCAATAGAATCTCAACATGCGCACTGACAGACATGAAAGTGGATTATGGTGCAGGTGGTTCGTTTACAACATTTAAGGATGAAGGCGGCGCCCCTTCCGAAATTACAATGCAGTTAGCGTTTAAAGAGCTTGAACTTATGACAAAAGATAGAATCGAGCAAGGTTACTAAAATGTTTTTTGAACACTTCCCTAAATTCTTATATAAAATTGATGAAAAGAATGATGGTAATGAATCCCTTGTTACTTTGACCGATATTTTTCGTAGAGTTACACCAAGAGATAAGTTTATTGTCCATGAAACATTTTTAGAGGAATATACAATTAAGTCAGGTGAAAGACCTGAGGATATTGCATATTATCTATATGGTAATGCCAAATATCATTGGGTAATTTTATTGATTAACAATATTGTTGACCCCTATCATGATTGGTATTTTACTGATGAACAAATACAAGCACTTGTGGATGCCAAATACGGAACCGGCAACAGCAATGCAACACACCACTGGGCATTTTATACAAGTCCACTAATATGCACAGACTATGATGCCGCTTTAGTTGCATCCGGAGATTTATTTGAAGTCACTCACCTTGAACATGAGAGATTTGAAAATGATAATAGACAAACTATTAAAGTTTTACAACCTAGATATTTAAACGACTTTGTTAATGAATTTAAAACGTTGATACAAGAATAATGACACAGAATTTGCAACAATCTGCTGGTGATGTAAGAGTAGAATCTATTTACCTTAATACAGGCCTAAAAGAATCATTTGATCTATATCAATTTTTTTTAGAAATTACTCTACACGAAAGCATATACTCGCCTTGTCTGTTCGGAAGTATTGTTATTTCCGATGCCGCCAATATTTTGACAAACGCACCTATTTTAGGTAGGGATACAATTACTATGAAAATAAGAACTCCTGCTCTTATGGATAGAGAGGAAAATCTTATTCATAAAACTTTTGCAATTTATTCAGTTACGGATAGATTTTTAAACAGTGACAGAGAACAATATTACACAATTAATTTCATGTCCATTGAAGGTATGAAGGATAATGTTACTCGTCTAAGTGAAAAATTTTCGGGGTCAACTGAAGAAATTGCTGAAACACTTTTTAATGAGCATATAGGTGAGCCGAGAATTATGACCCCAGAATTTAAAGATTCTGGGAGGCCTTCTTTGACTCTTTTGGATATTCCTCATTTTTCTAACAATTTAGAGTTTATTTCAAATTATTGGTCTCCCTTCAAATGTATGAATTTTGTTGCACAAAATACAGTAGGCAATGAATATAAAATGCCTAATACTTTATTCTTTGAGTCCAATAAGGGTCATTACTTTACAAGTATTACTGCATTAGCACAAGAACAGAAAAAGAAAAAAATAGTTTATGATGAATACAATTATGTAAATAATTTGGATGAAACGTATGAAAGTGATGATAGGAGATCTCGGAGTGTTAATTATCAGTCACCCTTTATTTCTAGAAAAATGAATACAGTTTCTAAAATTGAATATCCTAAACATTTTGACCAACTTGAAAATCAAGATTCTGGTTATTATGGCAGTGTTACTCATGGCTATGATTGGGTAAAGAAAGATATTTACAATATTAAATTTGACTATACACCCGAACAATCTGCTAGACGTGAACAGGATAAAAGTGTTTTGGATATTAATTATGATAGTTTTAAACACATAGGCAATATTAATCCCATACCTGAGGGTATTTTTGCCAATCCGCTTAGTAAACGTCAATACAAAGCAGGTGCATCTGGATTGTTTAGTGAGAAAAATGCGTTTGATATTTCCCAAGTTTCTTCAGTTTGCTATAGAAATTCATCCCTAGCTGAATTGGGTGTTTTGAAATATGAAATTACAGTTCCAGGAAAAACCGATATTGAAGTAGGTAGATTGATTAAATTTAATTACCCTAGTGTTTCAGAAAAGGGTCAGGGCAACCCACAATATGAAAATTTATTTGATGACAAAGTTTCTGGTGTTTATATTGTTACTGGTATTAGACATGATATAGATAAATTAGGGCATAATATGATTTTGGAAATTGCCCGTGATGGTGCTGGAGAATTTTAATGGAAAATGTTTACCCAGAGTTTTGTTGGTGGCAGGGTGTTGTTGAAGATAGAAATGACCCTAGCAAACTAGGTAGAGTCAGAGTCCGTATTATTGGTTATCATAATCCTGATAAATCTGTTTTACCCACATCCGACTTACCTCTCGCAACATGTATGCAACCTATAACATCAGCTGGTGTTTCAGGTATTGGACAATCTGCAAGTGGTATGGTAGAAGGAACCCATGTTGTCGGCTTTTTTGCTGATGGTAGTGAAGGGCAAATTCCCATTATTATGGGGACAATTGCAGCATTGTCAATGTCACCGCCTAATGAACAGTTAGGATTTAATGACCCCAATGGAAAATATCCTCTAAGTTCTAATAAATCAGGTAGAAATACTGTCCCCGAGTCCGACCAATCAAGATTAGCTAGGGGAACAATAGGCGAAAAACATTACTCATTAGCAACTCGCCGCGCAATGCGTGTTACAGGTGTTCCTATTGCATTTGCACCTAACATTGAGGGTGATGACCCAGGAGGTCGCAGGACAAAGTCCTCTTGGGACGAACCACATCCTCAAGGTGTATCAGAAACAAAATCTCAATACCCGTATAATCATGTAAGAGAAACTGAAAGCGGCCACGTGTTTGAGGTCGATGACACACCTGGTCAAGAACGTATTCATACTTATCATACATCTGGCACCTTTGAAGAAGTCCACCCTGATGGCGGTAAAGTTACAAAGATTGTCGGTGAGGACTATGAAATTTCACTTAAAGGCAAACACATGTTTGTTAAAGGTGATTTAAATCTTACGGTTGAAGGGGATATGACTGTTAACGTTAAAGGTGATTATTACGAAGATATCACAGGTAACAAATATTCCACAGTTCGAGGAACAGAACATACAAAAATTCAGGGCAATGACGTAAGAGAAGTTATGTCAGATTACAGTTTGAATATTGAGGGTAGTCGAGGCGTTCGTGTTGCCGCTAAAAATGGTTTGGGTGTTACGGGCGCCGGAACAGATAAAGAAACAAGTTTGGGTTCTAAAACTGTTAATGTAGGTAAAAATTATAATGTTTCTAGTGCTTTGGGTAATGTTAAAATTAATGGCTTCACCGGTGTAGATATTGTAGGTGATACAGGTAATATTAAATTATTAACATTGGGGGATATTCAACTCGGTAGCGGCACTACACGGAAAATTTCTATCAGCACAGGCATTTTTGCTGTAAATGCGGCTACTAGCATGAGCCTTGTATCATCAGGTGCTCTTACAGTTACAACAGCGGCAGCTACTTATACCCATGCGGCAACAACATTTACAACTGCCGCATATTCAATTGTAGCTTCGGCTGCATTTAGTGTAACAGCAACAACTATTGCATTGAACTAAGGAGATAAGAAATGAGTTGCGGACCAGCAAAAGCAGTAACAGAACTTACAGAACAAATTGATAATACTCTTAGTGTTGCAGATAAAGCTCTAACTGCATTGCCATTAGGTATTGCAAGTGTTGTTGGCTATGTTGAAGCACAATTAGCAACGCAAATTAACCAAAAAATTAAACTTATTAAAGAACTTATTCAAGGACAGATACCTTCCTTACCAGGTGGGGGGTTGCCTACTGAATTAACAACTTTAATTCAAACCGGCCTCGCAGGCGCCGCGGCATTGACATATATCAACGATCTCAAAGAAAAATATGAGGATGTGGATGTTGATGTTGATAATATTGTTGAATTATTGGCGGAAGTTGGTAATGATTTAGATAAACTATGTAAAATTGTTCCCAATGTTCAGAATATAGGTGGTGATTTTGTAATTAAAGGATTTCCTGTTTCATTTCCTGAGATTGATCCTCTTTTAATATTAGAAGAAGGTGAATTTCCTGATGTTGTTGGTAATGTTACGGATGCACTTAAAACAGTTGATTTAGATTTTGAACCTGACTTAGATAAAGTCGGTGATATTGGTGTTAGAGAAGAACCGGGTGCACCTTTCCGTGTAAATGGTTCTAACAGATCCCAGAGAAAATCAGAAGACTTTTTTGGTAACCTTGTATAAATAGTGTTATGGCATACGAAGAAAACAAATTAGCTGAACTTGCAAAACGCGGAGTCAATAGGACTTATAAGGATATTGATATGTCCTTTAAACGCAATGTTGTAACGAATGATATTGGTAGAAAATATGATGTAAATGCAGTTAAGCAATCACTAAAAAATTTGTTGTTCATTGAAACATTTGAAAAACCCTTCAACCCTGAGTTTGGTTCGCCTATTCGTGGATTGTTATTTGAACCATTGGATTATGATACGGGCAACAATATGGCAAATTTGATTCTAGAAGCAATTAGAAACTTTGAACCTAGAGTTCGTGTGGACGATATCATTGTTCAACCCAACTATGATAAAAATGAATATATCATTCAAATTGAATTTCATGTTGTTGGACAAAGAGAGCCAGAAATTTTTACAACTGCTTTACAGAGGATTAAGTAATGCCTAATGTAGCAGTAACAGGCGACTTAGCAGGCGGTGCAGTAACAGGAAATATTACAGGTGTAACTATTAATGGTAAAACTGTTGTGGGTGCTGGATCTGTAGTTGCGCCTCATGGTAATTCTCCACATAATGCCGCAACAATGACTGCATCATCAACAGGTATTACGATTGGTGGTATTATTCCATGTGTTACAGGTGATGCCGCAACATGTGGACATACTATAACAGGAACAAGCACAGTTACAATTGGCTAATAAATAAAAAATAAAAAAGAGCTAAAAATGGCACAAAGAAGATTAACAGAACTAGATTTTGACGGTATCAAAAATAACTTAAAGTTATTTTTACAGGATCAAACAGAATTTGCTGACTATGATTTTGAAGCATCAGGTCTTTCAGTTCTCATTGATTTGTTAGCTTATCATGGCCACTATAATGCTATTTTGGCACATACAACTGCTAACGAAGCGTTTCTTGATTCAGCCGTAAAAAGATCCTCTGTTGCATCTATAGCTAAAACAATGGGTTATACTGCTCGTTCAGCTCGGTCTTCTCGTTCAACAATTGATTTAGTTGTCGTTCCCGATTCTACATATACATCAAGTTCTTTAACACTGAATAGAGAAAAGATTTTTACTACTGCACTGAATGGTAGAAACTATAACTTTTACCCAATTAAGGATTACACCGTAACAAAAGAAGAAAGAAATGGAACCTCTGCATTTTATTTTGATGATATAGAAATTGCAGAAGGACTTCGTGTTACAAACTCGCAAATTGTAGAGACAGGTTTTGAGAGTGGTCCTGTTCTAATGGCTAATCCAGGTGTGGATACTACCACTGTCAGAGTTAGAGTTCAAACCTCGGTTACAAATACTGCCGTTGTAACATATACAGTTTCTGATAATATTCTAGACGTAAACGCATCCTCAGAAGTATTTTTTATTGAAGAAGCTCTTAATGGTTTTTATGAAGTAATTTTTGGTGATGGCACAATAGGTAAAAGACCTACTGTCGGCAACGTTGTAATTGTTGATTATATTGCAACAAATGGAGACGTAGCAAATGGCGCAACAACCTTCACTGCACCTACAAATCTTACTGGTTCCGGTGAAACCGTTACATTGACTGTAAATTCTAATTCTGCAGGTGGTGCTGTTCAGGAATCTGTTGATAGTATTCGATTTAATGCACCTAGATTTAATGCTACAAAAAATAGAGCAGTAACAGCCAATGATTATAAGTCATTGATTCTAACTTCAAATGCAAATGTTAAATCTGTTTCAGTCTGGGGTGGTGAGGATAATGATCCTCCTATTTATGGTAAGGTATTCATTTCATTACAAGCTAAACCAGGTCTTGTTATTACACAGGATGATAAGGATGCAATTGTAAGGGATTTTATTGAACCAAGACAGCCTATTGCAATCCAGTCTGAATTTGTAGATCCTGAATTTACATATATTGGTCTTGTAGCAACAATTCAATATGATTCTAAGAAAACAACACTAACCGCAGGTGCGATTGAAAGTGCCGTTAATACTACAATTACAAATTATTTTGATAATAGTTTGAACACACTCGATGCAAACTTCTTTTACTCGAAGTTAACGTCTGACATTGTAAAATCTTCCGCATCAATCGTTGCTGCCAACTTAGAGCTGAGACTACAAAAAAGATTTACACCTACTAAGAATAAAGAAACAAAATATACATTGCAATTTAATAATAAAGTTAATCCTTATGCACTGACAAGTAACTTCTTTAATGCTGAAATTAATGGTGCCACATATAAAGTTTATGTTGCTGATGTTCCTGAAAGCACAGTCCAAGCTCCGGCATATAATGGATCTGGAACACTTGTTCTTAAAACAGCAGATAAAAATGTAATAGTGGATGAAAACGCTGGCACAATTGATTATGACACAGGTAAAGTTGTTTTGAACAAATTAAATGTAAAATCGGTTGAGGGCACAACAACACATATTAATATCAACACACAACCACATGAAAGTGCTAAAGATATTAAAACAAGTATTTTAACAAGAACAACAGAAGAAAGCACTTCTGCGGTTATTCCTACACCTTCAAAAAATATTATTCTAACACAGGATACTAGCGCACAGGATATTCCTAATAATATTTTAAAAGGTATTTCAATTACGGCTGTTCCTAATGTGAGTGATTACTAATGGCAAGAACCGGACCCAGTTTTAAAAGATATATTGAAAGTATTGCCATTACTAATGCTGGTTCTGGTTATAGTAGTGTTGATCCACCGACGCTTTTCATTGAAGCACCTACATCCACAGTAGCTGAACAAGAAAAAATACAAGCTACTGCAACAATTACTATTTCTAGTAATATTGTTGATACACTTACTCTTACAGAAGCTGGTGACGGATATCTAATTGATCCTCTACCCAAAGTATATCTGATAGGTAAACTTACAGGTGTTACTGTTACATCTGCAACAGAAAATGGCGCAGATTCCTCAAGGACAGCAGGAACATACACTGTTGTTCCTATGGATTCCTCTGATGGTCAGGGTGAAGGTGCAGAGTTTACAATTGTTGTTGGCTCAGATGGGTCAATTACTTCGGCAACAATTACCGACAGCGGCACAAATAAAAAGTTTGCAGAAGATGATTTAATTTATATTGCAAATAACCAAATAGGTGGCGATGGGACGGGCAATCGTGCTGTTCTTGAAGTCTCAACAATTGCACAGGGTTCGGGTGCCGTATTCACACCTACTATTAATCTTGTAAATAAGACTCAACTTTATTTCCATGATAATAATTCATATATTGTTCCGTTTACAATTCCTTCTTTTGTAAAAGAGGAATATCCTACATTTGCAAAGTTTATTGAAAAATATTTTGATTTTCTAGACTTAGGAGAAACAGACGCTGATGCTGTCGGTGCTTCTACATTAAGCCCCAATTATCTATTACAAGAATTAATTAGTAGATTAAATATTGATCATTACCATGATGATTTTCTCACAATCATGTTGCAACAATATGCAATTGATTTTCCTGAAGATTCCAAATTGGATACTCGGTTTTTAATTAAACGCATTAGAGAGTTCTATGAAGCAAAAGGTTCCCGCAAAGGCGTTCAAACATTCTTCCGTGCTGTATATGGTGAAGAAGTAGAAGTAGTAAGACCCTCTGAGTTTGTGTTGAAACCGTCTGATGGTTTTTACTCTAGAGAAGTAACTGCTAAAATTTATGCCAATGAAGAAATTTCTCCTATTCCTAATCCCTTCTCTTTAAGAGGTAAAAAAGTAGATATTGTTTATTATGAATCTACTGCTTCTATTACAGCGAGAAAAAGACTTAATACTTCTGTAACTCGTATTAAAAAAATTGCTTATACAAACCCATCTGCATACGAGATGACTATTGGGTTGCCGGCAGATACAGAAATTCCAGGACCAGGTGTTGAAGCAGAATTAACCGCGGTTATTGGCGGTGAAATTGCAACAGTAGATACAATTGGTGCCGCAGATGCACTAAGGACTGCAGGCACATATGCTATCGGCTCCTCAGATTATACTACAGATGGTAATGGAACGGGTGCAGAATTTAGTGTAACTGTTGATGGTTCGGGTGCGGCTACAATTTCAGTTAGTGATTCCGGTGACGATTATGCGCCCGATGAAACAATTACTATTGCTGATGCACAATTAGGTGGCGGCGGCGCGGCGGCATTGACATTTGATGTTGCTACAATTACAAATGGTAAAATCTTTTCAGTTACGATTGATGAGGGCGGACAGGGATATAGTGCTAACCCAGATATTGTTGTAACGCCAAATTCAGCCGACACAATAACAACAACTGCTCTCATTGATTCTAGAGTTTCAAATGGTGCAATAACAAGCACAGTTTTTGTTAACAATACAAAGGGTGTGGGATATAATAATGTCCCTACACTTACAATTAATACAGATTCAGTTAGAACATGGGTTGGTTTAGAAGGTGTCTCGGATACACTTGCCAATAAAACAGGTTTTCTTACTCGCGTGTTGAATGCTGTTACTATAAAAACTAATACCGGAACGTCTGATGGTGGATTTAAAGTAGGGCAAGCCTATTCTGTTGCAGAAACAGGTGACATTCTCGGTGTCTATGCTATTGATTATTTCCTTGAAGATTATACTCTTACAGGTATTGAAAATGATGCCTTTGTTAGAATTAAATCTATTGATAGTGACAATTATCCAACAGCGGTTGAAATTATTTCCACAGGTGTTGGTTTCCAAAGAGCTAGTTTTGATTTTGTATTGCGTTCACCTAATGATGAAACAGCAACAATTACATGCACAACGGGTTTTGCACATACATTCCCTGGAACATTTAAAGATTCCAAAGGTTTCCTTTCTGATGCCAATAGACTTCAGGATAATGCAGTTTATCAACCATTCTCTTATCAAATTAGGACTTCCCTACCTAAGAGTGAATGGGGTGAGGCATTGCAAAGAACTGCTCACCCTGCAGGTATGGCAAATTTTGCTGATTTGCAAATTAATCATGTAATTGATTTTAGTCCTAACATTAATGTTGTTCCTGATATCTTTGTATTCCGCTTGTTTGCTGAGGTTGAAATTGTAGAACTTTCTGAGCTTGTTCAGAAGGATATTCATAAACCAACAATTGCAGACGCATTTGAATTCCAAGATGATGAAGCAATACTAGAGCCGGGACTTGTTAAATCTGAAACAGCCGAAATGGATGATACAGATCAACAACTTGATGTTGAACTAGTAAAAACAGATGAACCATTAATTCAAGATGAACCTGCTCTCGATGTTCATAAACCAACCATTTCAGATGGGTTTGGATTTGATGATTCCGATATTGTTCTACTGAAGGTGATTCTTAGAGATCCAACTGAGGAGGTTGATTGGTCAGAGGATGTTGCACTGACAATTACACGTCTATCTGCAGACTCAGTAGGAATTGCAGAAGATGGTGCATCCTTAGAACCTGGACTTGTTAAAACAGACAGCCCTGATGTAGATGAGGATGAGGTCCTTGAATTTGGTAAAATACCATCAGATGGCTCAGGCATCGATGATGATGACCAAACATTTGATGTAACAACAGCGCCAGATGATAATTATGAAGTTGCAGATACAGGCGTTCTTATCATTCAAAACTATGCTGGTGATTATTTTGCTGAAGACTATGTAGGAAGTTCTACTAATTTCTAAATTTTTAATATAAATATCGTTATAAATAAACTACAAGCATTCTATATAACTAGGAGAATTTAAATGTTTTTTGATGCTGAAAAAATGAGAGCCGCTGGTCGCGTCCACATTCAAGTGTTTGGACCAAATGGTGAACTCAAAGAAGAAAGAAAAGTGAAGAACCTCGTTGTTGACGATGGTCTTGAGCATATTGCTGACCGTCTTGGCGAATCTTCACCTGCAACTCGTATGTCACACATGGAAGTTGGCACAGGCACAACTGCTCCAGCCGCTGGCGACAGCGCATTGGAAACAGCTATTGCTTCCTCTCGTGTTTCGCTGACATCACAAACTGTTTCAACTAATACTGTTGAATATGTAGGTGACTTCCCAGCAGGCACAGGCACAGGTGCTGTTACTGAAGCTGGTGTGTTCAACGCTGCTTCTGCTGGCACAATGCTTTGCCGCACAACTTTCTCGGTTGTGAACAAAGCTGCAGATGACACATTGAAAATTACTTGGACACTTACTGTATCTGACACCTAAGATATAACCTAGGAGTTAGAATATGGCACTGTTAATTAGAGAAGCCGCTAGAGTTCAGTTAGCGAGATCGTTTTACAGAGATATCTTTAACGAAAACGATTTCTTTTATATGTTTGCCTCAAGGGCATTACCTTGGGACGATGATAATTCACCTGACACTCCTAGGGATTCCCAGTTTTATCAAGCTGATTACAGACATAATATGATGTTTGTAAAAAGAGTTCAAGCGGCTGATGCTGTTCAGCTAATTAGTAGATATGATTGGGAAACAGGCACAGTTTATGACCAGTATGATGATGAATATGCAGACAATCACCCTGCCTATAGTGGTGCAGAAAACTTATCATCGGCTAAATTTTACGTTTTAACCGATGAGTTTAATGTGTATAAATGTCTTGATAATAATGATAATGCACAAAGCACAATTAAACCAACATCTACAGGAACTGAACAGTTTGAATTGGATGATGGTTATATTTGGAAATTTATGTATCAAATTGGTTCAGCCGACAGAACTAAATTCTTGACAACTAACTTTATGCCTGTTCGTAAGGTAGCAGGTAGCGGCAACCCATCATTTGATGTAAATGGTGAGTTGGACTCTATTACTGTGGATACAGGTGGTTCGGGTTATACGACTGCTCCTAATATTATTATTGAGGGTGACGGCACGGGTGCAACAGCAACAGCAACTCTTTCTGCTGGTGCTGTTAGTGCTATTACTATTAATAATGCTGGGCGAGGTTATAGTTTTGCTGTAATTAAAATTACTGGTGGTGGTGGCACCGGTGCAACTGCTACTGCGGAACTTGGTTCTACAGAAACCCCTTCATTACAACAAGCAGTAGAGTCTACGGCGGTTAGTGGGACATTGGATCGGGTTGAAGTTACAGCCGGCGGTGTTGACTATATTCAAGGTGATGTTGTTATCACAGTAAAAGGTGATGGAACAGGCGCAACAGCTAGTGCAACAGTTAATGCGGCAGGCACTGTCACAGGTGTTACTGTTACAGATCCAGGCTCCGGCTACACTTTTGTCAATCTTGAAGTTACACAGTCTGTCGGCGCAGGCACAGGACTAACTCTTCGCCCTGTTGTATCTCCATATGAAGGACATGGCGGCAATCCTCCTAGAGAACTTTTTGCAAAAAATGTGGGTGTTACTGTTTCCTTTGTTAGTGATGATAATGATATTATTGTCGATAATGATTTTAGACAAATTGGCATTCTTAAAAATATGCACAATTATGCCGAAACAGCAACATATACAGCAGCTATTGGAACAACATGTCATGTAGCTACAGCAAATTCAACAAACATTGCAAAATTTAATTTGGACGATACAGTCACCACTGATGATGGAGGTGAATTTACTGTTATTCAAATTTTAGATACTGATAATGATGGGACAAAAGATACTGTATATCTCCTAGAAAAACTTCCAGGTATCAACTCAGGTTCCGTTATTACGAATAAAACAACTGGTCAAACTAATATAAATATCACGGGTGTTACAGACCCAGAAGTCAGTAACCACTCAGGTGAAATTTTATACATTGACAATAGACGTCCTATTACAAGAGATGAAAACCAAGTAGAAACAATTAAAGTTATTTTTAACTTCTAAGGCAAGCAAATGGCACTGAATTTAAATACTAGTCCTTATTTTGATGACTATACTGCAAGTAAAAAGTTTGAACGTATTTTGTTCAAACCAGGTGTTGCTGTTCAAGCGAGAGAGCTAACACAACTGCAAACTATTTTGCAAAAGAGCATGTCTCGTTTTGCAGACCATGTTTTTATTGATGGGACACCTATTCTCGGTGCCAAGGGTATTGTTAAAAAACGTGATTACATTAAAATTAATGATTTGGATGCCTCTTCTGGAACAGTTGATAATGACGACCTAGCAAACTATATAGGCGACCAAATTACAGGTAGTGTAACTGGTTTGACAGCCACAATTGATAAAGTTGAAACAGGCGTTGATACTGATGCTGTTGATAAGAAAACACTTTATATTTCTTACACTGGTGGTGATGATGCAGGCACATATTTGCACTTTGATGCAGGTGAAACACTTACTGTGACTTCAACAGATTCAGGTCGCAATGGTGATACTTTTGTTGTTGACAACGGCACAGATTCATCTGACGTAACTCGTAACTATTTTGGTAATGGTCTATTCTTTGTAATTGAAGACGGCATTATCTATATTAGCGGCTACTTTGTTCAGCATGACAACCAGGAAATTACGCTAGAAAAATATAAAAACAATGCCAATACATATGTAGGTGTTAAATTAAAGGACAGTCTTGTAACGGCTGATGACGATAGCACACTTAATGACCCAGCGACAGGCACATTTAACTTTAATGCACCCGGCGCGGATCGCTATAAAATTACTACTGAGATTGCAAAACTTGGATTGACAGCAGATAATGATGCAGAGTTTGTGTCCTTATATAAAGTAGAAGACGGTCTTATTACAACATCTGTTAAAGATGATTTGGACTTTTATCGTATTATTGGTGATATTCTCGCTGAAAGAACATATGATGAAAGTGGTAACTATGTAATTAAAAACTTTTCTATCGGCGTTCGTGAACACTTAAGAACATCAACTAATAATGGTTATCTAGCATCTGCAGACGGTGGCGATTCTGATAAAATTGCTATTACAGTCGGTGATGGTATTGGTATGGTTAGAGGTCGTAAAAGAAGATTTTTCGGTAGATCTCACCTTGCAGTAGATAAGGGTATTAATAAAGTCATTGAAGAAAACTTTACTACATCCACAGCATATGGTAACTATGTTGTTGTAGATGAAGTTGCAGGTAATTGGGATTTAGCAGATGGCGATCTCGTAGAACTTTATGATACTGCCGTGGGCGCTGTTACAGCTACAACATATTCTGGTGCTAGCACATCAGGAACAAAAATTGGTCAAGCGCGTGTTCGCCAAATTAAGAGAGAATCTGGAACGCCTGGTGCGGCCGCCGCCGAATATAGATTGTATCTTTATGATATTCGTATGTATGGTGGTAAATTTGCGGATGTAAGAACTATCTATTACAACGGGACAGCAGATGGGTTTGCTGATACTGTTCTTGAAAGTTCTGCGGCTGTTTTGAAAGAGCCTAAGTTTAACCAGATGGTTTTCAGATCTCCTATTACGGCAACAAGCAAACTTAATGTTGATACAGGTAATACATATGATTTGAATTACACATATCAGAAAGAATTTACTGCTACTGTTGCTACAGACGGAACGGCAACAATCACCGTTTCAGGTAACGAAACTTTCCCATATTCATCCACACCTACACAAACACAGTTGGATGATGAGTTTGTAGTGGTTGTTCAATCCGCTGTTACTATTGATACAGTATCATATGCGGCGGGGAGAATTTTTGATGTTCAAACAAGTAACATTTCTTCAGTTTCTTCCACTGCAATTAACTTTGATTTCGGCACATCCTGGAGCACCGCTACCGATGTTAAGATTTTTGTAAAAGTTAAAGTTACTGATGAAGCACCTGTTTCTCTCAATGCACTTTCAGGTAGATATGTAACTATTGATACATCTACACATCCAGCCGGAGCCGACGGTCCATGGAACCTCGGGTTGCCCGGTGTTTATAAAATTGAAGAAGTTTTAGTAGGGCCTTCGTCAGGTAGTTATCTTAGCTCTGGAACAGATGTAAAAGAACAGTTTAAACTTGAAACAGGTCAAACTGATAACTTTTATGGTCACTCCAAACTAGTTGTAAAACCTTCAGCCGTTGTAGGGACAAGCAGTAAAAAAATTACAGTAAAACTTTCTTACTTGTCTCCTAACTATGGTTCCTCGAATTCAACATACTTTGCTGTCAACTCCTACCCTGTAGATGACACCGGTGCATCAGGTATTTTCACATATGAAATTCCTGTTTACTATTCAGAAAACTTGTCACAAAGATTTGACTTGCGGGATTGTATAGATTTCCGTCCATATGTTAAGAAAACAGCCACAGATACAACGTCTGTTGGTAGTGCATCCGAAAATCCATTGGATACATTAGAGCTTGATGATACTGCGGATTATCAGTTCCCAATTCCTACTGAATCATTTACAACTGACGCTGAGTATTATCAGGGTCGTATTGACAAGGTTGTTTTGACAGATAAAGGTTTGTTGAAATCTGTTAAGGGTGATTATTCAAACTCACCCACGCCGCCAATTGATCCCGCAGATTCAATGGTGTTAGCACAAATTACAATTCCTCCTTATCCTTCGATTTCACCTCATGTTGCTAAACAACAAGGTCGTCCGGATTTGCAAGTATCAACAAGATTAAAGCAAAATCGTCGTTTTACAATGCAGGATATTGGTGCCATTGAAACTAGAATTAACCGATTGGAATATTATACTGCGATTAACTTCTTAGAAAGAGATACTAAGGATAAACTCATTCTAGATTCTAGTGGCAATGATAGATTTAAAAACGGTTTCTTTGTTGAGCGTTTCAACAACTATGACCTTGCAAATAGGCAAAATACTGATCTAAATTATGCAATCAATCCTATTGGTAAATATGCTACAGCTAACTTCAAAGAAGAAAATATTGATGTAGTTTTTGATAGTGTTAACTCCTCAAGTGAGATTACAAGAAAAGGTAATCTTGTAACACTTGCATATAGTCATTCCACATATAAGGAAAACAAAAAAGCATCTAAATTTAGAAATGCTGTCGGTGATTTGTTGTTTAACTATGTAGGCGATATGGAAGCATATCCTCCTTCAGATAACTATACAACACAAGGGCCTGATGGTAGCGGTGAAAGAAATGTTGCGTTATCCAACTTTGGAGATGCACTTGAAGATGCTTTTGATGCCTTAGGTCAGATTGGTCTTGAAGGCAATACACAATTAACTATGGGTCAGTCTACAACACAACCAGATCCTATTGACCTTAACTCCAATGGTCAAATTGATGCCAATGTAAACGTAAATGATAGATCACGTAGATTGCGAGGAAGCGGGGGTTCAAGTGCTAGTTTAGACTTGCAAATTACAGGGCAAGTTGAAGAAAGTGATATTAAACTTACAAGCAATGATGTTCAAATTTCAACATCTCAAGGGGATATGTTGCAGGAAGGATCTTTTGGCAACGTTGTAACAAACATTGAATTTGCTAAGTTTATGCGTCCTCAAATTGTAACTTTTGTTGCAACAAGATTGAAGCCTAATACAAGAGTATTTTCTTTCTTTGATAATGATGATGTTTCCACACATTGTAAACAAATTCCATATGCAAACTTGCCTAATCTTTTAACTGTTGACAACTGGTGGTCAGGAATCAGTGATACGACAAATGACTTTGGTGATAATCTAGTAACAGATAGCCAAGGACGTATTGTAGTTCAATTTAGAATTCCTAGAGACACATTTAGAATTGGTAGCAGACCATTTGTTTTGTCAGATGATAGTAAAAACAGACAGTCATTTACAACTACATCTGCACAGGCTACATTTGATTCATTTGGATTAAAACAACTTGAAAGTGAATTAACTATTTCAACACAGGTTCCTAATATTGCAGTTACACTATCTGAGGATGTAAATACAGATACATTATCCGGTATTGTAACCGATGTTAGACTAAATGATCCTACACTCACAGGTAGAATTGATACTACTATTAATATTAGAGATGAAGACCCTCTCGCACAAACATTTATGGTTCGGGAAACAACTGGCATATTCCTGAGTAAAATTGATTTATTCTTTAGAAACAAACCAACTACTGCACCAGTTGATGGTGGTGATATTAATGGTGTTACAGTTCAAATTCGAGAAACTGTAAATGGCTTCCCAGGTAAAACAATTTTGCCATATGCTAACAAGTTTTTAGAAGCCTCTGATGTTAATACATCAACAACTGCGGCTGATGGAACTGTAACATTTAATGCTACAACAGTAGAGTTTGATTCACTTGTATATTTGAAACCTGGTAGAGAGTATTGTTTTGTTATTTTACCACAACTTAATGATCCTAACTATGAAGTTTGGGTATCTGAATTGGGTGAAAATGCAGTAGGCACAACACAAAGAATTCTTGCTGAAGATACAACAACAGATGGTTTGTTGTTTACCTCCTCAAACAATAGCACCTTTACACCTTTCCAAGATGAAGATATCAAGTTTAAGATGTATAGAGCGGAATTTGATTTAACAGGTGGTGATGCTGTATTTACAAATGGTGATATTGATTATTGTAAACTTATTGATTTCACAAGCGGCTATCCTAATGCAGGTGATGTTATTCACGCATTTGACGTAACTCTTGATACCGCTGGTTCAGGTTATGCTGTTAATGACGTAATTACACTCAACACATTTGGTAATGGCACAGGTGCTAAGATTAAAGTTTTGACGGTATCCTCAGGTGCTATTTCAACATTTGAAGTTGAGAATCACGGTTCCGGATATACTGCTGACGGCGCAAATGTTGGTCAGGCATCAACAACTGGTTCAGGTTCGGGTGCAGTTTTTGATATTACAACCAAAACAGGTGTAATTGAATACTTCTCAGAACACTTTAACGTTGCTCGTATCAGGGAAACAAAGGAAAACTTGGATACATCTGACAAAATTTCAAATGGCACAACAGTTTCTACTATTGACACAATTGAAAATAAATTGTTTAACAAAATCCAACATAACTTTGGTGAAATTATTTTCCCAGGCACAGGTGTTTCACATCAATATACTCCAACTAAACCTTCAGGGGTTTCAGTTAAAGGAAATACAGATTTTGATTTGACACCTGGTGTCAATACAAAAACAGATATAGAATATGCTGTATATTCTAAATCCAATGAAGTTGCTAATCTTAGTAGTAATAAGTCATTTAACTCAACTGCTACATTCTCATCTACAGATAGTAAATTATCACCGGTAATTGATTTGTCCAGAGCATCTTATATTATTACATCGTATGATATTAATAATGATACTACTGATGAAGATGGTATTAAAGGTGGTAATGCAAATGCTAGATATGTTTCTAAAACAATTATTCTAGATGACGGCCAAGAGGCTGAAGATTTGCAAGTATTTGTGGATGCACTGATTCCTCAGGATGCAGGCATTGAAGTTTATGGTAAGTTTTTATCAGTAGATGATGATGCAAACTTTGATAATGATCTTAAGTGGATTGAAATGGAATTGGTTGCAACACCTAAAAATGATGGTTTGTCACAAAGTTCATTTGTAGAATATAATTATAAACTGCCTACTAAAGGATCTGCACCTTCAGCAGGTTTGAACAGTGGTGTATTTGAATATGATATATATCGTGTATCCGGTTCAGCTTCGGTAACAGGTGGTTCAGGTTATACATCTCCACCTACAGTTACATTCTCAGGTGGAACCGCAGATAAACAAGCAGAGGGTTATGTAACATTGAGTGGTGGTGCAATTAGTTCCTTGGTAATTACTAACCCAGGTCGTTATACAGCAACCACAACACCAACGATTACACTTAGTGGAGGTGGGGGCACAGGTGGTGCAGTAACTTCTAATGCACCTGCACTTACTACTTTTAGTGAATTTAAGAAGTTTGCTGTTAAGATTGTATTTAAAACAAGCAATACATCTAATACACCTAAAGTTAAAAATCTTAGAGCGATTGCATTGCAGGCATAATAAATGGACCATACATTCAAACGAAACGATACAGGTGCTCTTATAAACACAGATCATGCTGGTTTGGCTGCCTATAAAGCAAGAAAAAAACAATCTGCTCGTATTGAAGAAGTTTGTAATGATATAAATACTTTAAAACAAGACTTGGCTGATATAAAAGAGGCCCTAAAAATAATTTTGGATAGGTAACAAAAATGTCAACACTTACAACTCGTGCTGGTAAAGGTTCTCCGCTTACAAATACCGAAGTGGATACTAACTTTACTAACTTGAACTCAGATAAGTTTCAGGCTAATGATGACATTACAGTAGGCGATATTACTGTTTCGGGTGATTTTATTGTTGGTGTTGATGCTTCCGTCACAGCGGCAGGCACAACACAAGGCACTGCAACTGCTCTGACAAAAACTTACAACATTATTAATACTGCAACTGCTAACCAGGGCGTTAAACTTCCTGATTGTGCGGCAGGCGTTCGTGTTACAGTGTTTAATTCTACAACTGCAACAGTTAAAATTTACCCTCAAACAGGTGAATCCATTAACGATTTGTCTGCTAATACTGCGCTAGATTTGGGTCCCGAAAAAGGTCGAGATTTTGTAGGTATCAGTGCAACACAGTTCCAAACAACAGACGAAGGTGATGCAGTAGTTTCCACAACTATTGATGCTTCCGGCCTTGCTTCACTCGATGGTGGTATTGATGTAGATGGTGCTTTCACTGTTGCAAACACATCGGGTAATATTGATACAACAGGCACTTTGGATGTAGATGGTTTAGCCTCACTCGATGGTGGTATTGATGTAAACGGCTCAAACTTTACTGTAGCCACTGATGGTGATATTGCAACACAGGGTGACTTGAGTGTAACAGGCACAACAACATTGTCAGGTGATTTGAAATATGGTGTAACGGATTCTATTACTGCGGCTGGTTCAACACAGGGTGATGCTACGGCACTAACTGAAACAGTTAATATTGTAACAACTGCAACTGCTGGTCAGGGTGTAAAACTTAAAACTGCGGTCGCCGGCCTTAGAGTAGAAATTTACAATACAACATCTAATGATATTAAAGTTTATCCTGATACTTCTGATACCATTGATGGGGGTTCTGCTAATGCGGCTAAGGATCTTCCGACTGGAACTTCCATGACTCTTGTTTGTAAGGATGCAACAAATTGGGAAGTTATGCGTCCAATCGCACTTTATGATTCAAGCGGCACAAGATTAAACTAAGGATATATTATGGCTGGTCCAGTTAGAATAAAACATGACGGCGTCAACATTGCAACTGATGTTTTTCAAGGATTGCAGGAATTTACTGATGCTGAAATTAAAGTAAGAACTGCGGAAATTCTAACAACACAATTTGCAAGTTCTACTGGTGTTGGGTCTTTGCGTGTAGATACAAGTGGTGCACCAGCAAACTTTACTAGTGTTGGAACATTTACAGATACTGTTCGAGATGACGGCGTAGGCGTTCACCCTACAGATGGTGCAACATCAACCGTTAATACATATACATTCTCACAGGGCACGGCTACTGCAACTGACAGTAAGGATGCAAGTCCTTTAAGAATTAATTCCTCGGGAAATTTAGAACAATCCTCAGATTCCGAAATTGATTCTGAAATTATTGACCTTTGTATTAAAGCAATGGTCGATCAAACAGATAATACTTGCGGTCAATATTGGTTGGCTGCTACTGCTCCTTCAGGAGGCACCTGGACTTCTCGTGGTCAAATCGACGATACACAAGTTGATGGCACAACAACAACTAAATATTTGTGGCAAAAAACTGCGGTAACAACAGTTCCTAGTGATGCACAATACAGAGTCCCTGTAAAAAATTCTGATGACCAATCGGTTCAAGAAATGACTGAAGCTAATGTTCAATCATTAGAAGGCCGTTTCCGTAATCGTATTGCAGCTAATAATATTGGTAAATATGAAGTATCTACAGCGTCTCCAACAGGCGGCGGCACTTGGCAACAAATGGGTGAAACACTTACAGACCAAGTGAAAGATACAGCTACATATGCTTATGCTGGTTCCTATACAGGTTCCTATACTGGTTCTTATGAAGGCACTTATTCGGGAACTTATGATGGCACATACAGTGGCACATATTTTCCTTCCTGGAGCGGCTTTCAAAGTCCTACAGGATATACGGGTGCCTATACAGGCTCATATACTGGATCGTATGTAGGCTATTACGATGGTTCTTATTCAGGAACTTACACAGGATACTACGATGGTCTGACTATCATCAGCACATCTTCTACAGCTGAGTCTAAAAAACTGTTTGTAAGAATTGCATAAATAAAATACAATATTATATTATGGAGTCTATATAATGTCCGAGGAAAATCTACCTAAATATAAAAATCCTATTTGGCAAAATAAAGCTAATCGACAACTTGTTTGCCGTATGTTGCAGGGTAATGGCGAATATGCAATTGTTCACATCAATGCACAGGATGGTGATAATCCTGATTATGATGCTGTATTAGAAATGTATGGTGAAGAAGAATTAGATCGTCTGACAGCGGAACATCATGAATATCGTAAACGTGAAGATGAAGTTCGTAAAGAAAGAGCTGAAGCTGATGCTGTCAGGCGAAAACAAGAAATTCTTTTTAATATGAAACTTGAAGCATTTGAAATTGAGGAAATTAAATCTTCAGATAATCGGGAACTTAAAAAGAGACTTCGTAAGTCGAAAACACCTATTGAAGTTCAAACCTATGCAACCCTGCTGATTCAGGAAGCATTGGCAAATGAAAAATAATGGTTATCTTTATGTTGCTACTGTAAATAAAGTATATTACTATGCAGCTTTACACTCAGCACAATCCTTACTAGATTTTTATCCAGAAGCTAAGATTACTCTTTTTACACATGAAGAATGGGTAGATGACGAAGCGCGAAATACTTTTGAATATATCCATACAGAAGATGTTCCTGACCATATCCGAGCAAAACTCTGGGCATTGTCAAAGTCGCCTTATGATGTAACTTTGTATCTCGATTGCGACACACTGGTAGAACACGAGGATATTTCAGAAGTGTTTGATTTGCTAGGGGATAATGATATCTTGTTTACAAGAAACCGCCCCTATAATGCAAAGATTACAAAACTATCTGAAACAGAAGAAATGATTTACCATTGTGGTTTGTTCCTCTATCGAACCTCTACAACCAAACAACTTATGGATAGTTGGTATGATTGGTATTTAGAGCAACGAACACCTTCTTGGGATCCTACTCCATATCCCGAGGAGGTTCGCCCTTGGGATACCTTTACAATGTGGAATCTCTTGACTAATGGCAACTTTAATGTTAAAGTGGGAGAGTTTCCACAACCAGATGCTAGATGGAATTTTGTTCAGGGTTATCGAAACGATGAATTACAAGGTAAGGAACCTGTAGTTATACACTATACACTGCCAGCGAGCAAGAAAGAATCTAATGAAATTTATAGATCTAAATGATGAAATTTTAGAAATTTTAAATCGCCATAGTGATTGGTTTTTTTCCCAAGATCTTACTGAACTGTATGTAGATCAAAAAGGTAGTTCTGATAAGGAACATTCTCAATCCTATGAATATCTAAAAGAAATGTTAAAAAAACCTATGGGTAAGGGAGAGAATGAACATCATGGCCCCCCTGAGGTAATTCGCAATGTTCACTTTGGACCAGGTGCAAGATCACCAAAAAAATTTAAACAAGAGTCTGAAAGATTTAATGATGAATTAGTTAAATTTTTAGGTGCCAAACAAAGTGCTGTTCATGTTTATTATCCTGAGGATGGTTATATGGGCTGGCATAATAATTGGGATGTTCCAGGATATAATATTCTTTTTAATTACAATATGGGAGATGGTTACTTTGAATATTGGGACGGTGTAAGTATCACCACTTTACCTGACTGGCCTGGGTGGTCAGCTAAAGTAGGATATTATGGTGATCAGAATGAACCTTTTTGGCATTGCGCCGGCGGCGGCCCAAGAATTACATTAGGATTTGTTATTCCTGATAAAAATATGTGGAAAATGATGATTGAGGATATTACTTAGATCCTATTACCATAAATCGGTCAAACTTTTTTTGCCCCGACCAGTCATAATATGTTTGTTCTTTTTGCCCCTCATAATAAACATCATCCAAACCAATTTGTTTTTTAAGATCGTCAATAGAATTGACACAATTAATGCCATACATTTCTTCAATTACATTGCTATTTTGGCAAGCAAAAACTGCCATAGGATTTTTTGTTTCAAGTTCTGTCAGAGGATACATTTGTTCTGTATTAATTGCAATCACAACATCAGCATCAATTTTATTTAGATCCTCAAAAGCAAATGGAATATCTAAACAATGATGTCGCATCTTGATGAACTTTTCTTGTGAGTAGTGCTTATGAAATAGTTTAGAGAGGTCAAGAGCCTCCTGGTCTAAGTCTACAAGATGTAATTCACCTATGTCAATATTTTCACATAGTAGTGGAACAAGTGGTAAGCCCAACCAAGAATTGAGAACGAGGATTTTAAGTTTTTCCTGCCTCGCACAATTATCAATGTTCTTTTGTAATTCTGTTACAAGCCACTCCGCCGCTTCAACGTGATTTTTTTCAAAACACTGGCGCATATCTGTAAGTTTATGTGGCGCTTTAGACTCAATAAAATGTAGAGCCTCACCCCAAAACTTATAGTTATTCAAAAAATTAGATTTTAACATCTTCACTATTTCCCATAGAGTCAAATAAACAAATATAAGGAAGCTCGCGATAAACGTGCTTCTCGGTGTCTTGTGGATAGATATAACCTTGATTGAAACTGTAGACCCAGCCAAGCGGAAATAGCTTCATTGGGATTACATGTTTATCACATAAAAAGTTATCGATGCCTCGATAGTGCCACATAATTTGTTTCTTATATTTAGTAAAGTATTCCCACAGCTCTGCTCCATCAAAGCTGTCATTCCAACGTAAAATACTTGAGTTGATGTCACTAAACTTATGAGGAACATGTTTAGTTTCCTCACGCATACGTTCCAAATCATGCCACCAAGTTTTTACAATACCCAAGCAGTTTTCCGGGTTAAAATTTTCAAAGGCGGTAATATCATGTTGTATCAAAATATCGAGGTCAAAGAAAAGTTTTTCACCTGTTTGTTCTACAAGGGGTGAGAATAAATACATTTTATTCCACCACTTTTCGAGATCGTTATCTTCAGGAATTAATATAGGCTCAACAAAATCTACAAGACCAGTAGGATCATCGGTGATACAATACATCCTACGATCTGCTTCTGGGAAGTCAGCCGCAATATCATATGCAATTTTATTTACATATTCCGAGCTATACTTTGTTCCCCATTTTACAGTATAGATATTCATTGCCAATGCTCCAGCAACTTAGGATCAGCAAGCTCATCCTGTTTAGTATTACCCCGAGAAGCGTCTTCAAATGGCAATAGATCTACGTTGAATACACAAAGAATACAGTTCTCACGATATATACCGACATTCAAATCATCTTCATCCCATGAGCGACCACGATTATAAGAGTAAGCCATCCAGCTCGGAAAGTAGTCCCATAGCTCACGCCATCTCCAACTGTGGTAATTATCAGTGCCATCTGTATATGTGAACCAAATTTTATCTTGATACTTTAATACATCTTCCCAGATTGGTTCACATTGGTCATCACTCCATACCTGACAACTACCATTTGTAAACGCACCGTGAGATAGTTTAAAACGGCGAGTGTTCATAGGGCGAGGATCTTGCCACCAAGAGCGCATCTTAGTGGGTTGTTCCATATTGTATGTAATGATAGGGGTGAGGTCGTTTTGAATGATTACATCTAGATCTAGAAAAACGAAACGCCCAGTTGGTTTATCGTCTGCGAAATTGTGTGTGTTAAATACGAAAGTTTTTGGACGATCCCAACAGCGAGCCATTCCGTATTTAAAATTATCGCTACCAAACCAATACTTAGGATGGATGTTCGGAATATCTGGAAAAGGGATAACCTTGATATCAGATTGAAGGCCAGCACTATCATCAGTGTAACAATAGAAGTGAAAGTCAAACTGATCAGGGCAATGGCGGCGAGCCATATTACATAACCGATTGACAAAATGTGGTCCATACTTGGTGCCCCATTTAGCACATACAAAGTTTACACGCATCTTCCACACTTCTCTTTACAAATTTTCAAATGGTCTTTTTTGAGACTTTCATTATAATGCTCGAAGTCATCATTATAAACAATGTCTTTCAACGCGAAAGACTTGGCGTTATTATATTTATCATTATAAGGATAGTCAATCGGATGTAAAGGATACAATCTATTTTCTAATACATCCCGAGCAACATATGAACAGGGAAACACTTGTCCTTTAGCATTGACATATATGCTTTTATCATTTCTCGCCTCACAGTCAATAATCCATTTTTCTTCTTTTGTAATATTTCTATATTCATGTGTTTGTGTAAACTCTCTTACATTTTCTCTAGTAACATCCTTAGCAATATCCTCACCACTTAGCTCTTCAATAAATCTATTCTCAACAACATCTATAGAAGGCATAATTACTTCTGCACCTTGTTCCGAGAACCAATCTATTATTTTATTGTAATCTTCACACCTAGCAGGACTTGTTAATGTTCTAAGTAACGTTACATATTCTAGTTTGTAGTTTTTAAAGATACGTTTTACATCTCCCAAAGACAATTCATCATTCTCAACAAATATATCATTGAACTTATTGTCTGTATCATTGGATTTATTCGTGAGCTCTAATACAACACGAGTAGGTAATTCTTTATACATGTCATATTTACCATACCAATGATTTAGTATAGCTGCATCTTCACACTCTGAAAGACTGACAGTATCTTCATCTGCAATTACATTTTGATTAAACAAAACAAGTTTAGCATCATAGTTGGCATCCTGATAGTTATAACTATAATGGTAACTATTAGGTAGAAACTTCCAAAAATCACCGCCTGCAGGGCGGCGCCATTGATGATAATTATCTGTGCCTTTATAAAACACTTTAAAAATATCAGGATTACTTATAACATCTTCATATATTTTTTTCGGTTGATCTGCCCACCAAAGCATACAACTCGAATTAAAATATGTGCCTCTAATATCTCTGAATCTTCTATTTTTCAGATTACCTTCGGCTTGCCAATGTGTATAAAGTATATGAGGTTCAAATGCTAATTCATAAAAGTCATCAATACTATTTTGTATTACGATGTCCAAGTCAAAATAACAAAAAGGACCTTCAGTTGATAACCATTTCTGTGCATTGAATACTAAGAACTTCGCTCGATCCCAGCAATAGTTCTCTATACCGAACCAATACTTTGGGTGTAGTGGTTCAATATCTGGAATGGGATGAACTTCTACTTCTTCGCGGATATTTTCGGATTCGTCTGTAAAACAAACCATACGAAATTGATTGACATAGTTTGCATCAATCATGCCATATAAGTTATTTACATACTCCGCGGAATATTTATCACCCCACTTTATTGTTAGAAAAGTGAGAATAGTAATCAGTCCTTAAGTTAAAGTCAAAACGATCTTGTCCATTCAATAAACAAATACCGGGTTCGGGTCTATACTTTCTGCCACGGGGACTTACATCTGTCTTGTGGTCAATACCAAACATATAGGAGTAAATATTTCCCAATGGATAAACTTGGAACTTATTCTTATGTTCGTGAAAAAGATATTTGTCATCACAACCATTATATTTTTTTATCCACTTGTAAGGATTTTCTTCAAAATGTTTTTTTATTGGTAGACCTGATATACCCATCCATGACATTACACTTGAGTTAAAATCTCCCCCACCATGTTCAGCTTCAAAACCTTCAGGTTTCCAATAAGTTTTACATATACAATTATCAAATGTAAAATAATTTGATAAATCCTCTGTTTGTATCACAACATCCAAATCAAGATATAGTGAGTGACCCCAATCCTGACCCAAAATATCTACTTTATTAAATGTGCCTAATTCAGTATCAGCCCATCTTAGAATAATATTCTCATAAAGGCCGTCTTTACGAAGTTTCTCACCTTGATCTGTATGACAAACAAAGCGGCAATCTATGTTAGAAACTGATGCGGCGATGCGATTCACATCATCATATGTGTATTTGTCACCATAAAGTAATGTATGTATTGTAACCATGTTCTATTATTTAGTTGTATAAATAGTAAAACAAATAAGGAAGATGACCAATGGCAACAACTACTAACATCGTAATTGAGCAGGGCGCCACATTTTCCCAGGATTTTATTGTAAAAGATTCTTCGGGAAGTGCCAAAGACCTAACAGGTTATACGGCGACCGCGCAAATGCGTAGATCTCACTATTCATCCACATCAACAGATTTTACTACTGCTGTTGTTGAAGCCGATGGTAAGGTAACATTATCCCTTACTGCGGCTGAGACTGCGGCAATTACAGTTGGTTCTACAGGTAATAATAGATTTGTTTACGATATTGAAGTTGCCGATGGTTCCGAAACATTGAGACCTTTCCAAGGTATCGTAACTGTAAGACCTAACGTAACGAGGGCATAATGGCTATTACTACAAGACAAGGACTTATTGACTATTCACTTCGCAGACTTGGTTTCCCAGTAATTGAAATCAATGTTGATGAAGATCAGATTAGTGATAGAGTTGATGATGCTCTACAAATGTGGCAAGAATATCACTTTGATGGTGTAGAGCGCGCATATTTAAAAAAGAAACTTTCAGGTTCTACATTGAATCTGACAACATCGGTATCATTTACAGTAGGTGAAAAAGTAACGGGAGGAACATCTGGTGCAAAGGCGACGGTTCATAAAGATAGCACTGGAACAGGAGTTGTCTACGAAAATACAGACAAGCCTGAAAAATTCGAAGCTGGGGAAACAATCACAGGCAGCGAGTCGGGACTTACAGCGACGATTGACACAATTGTAAAAGGTGACATCGAAAACGGATATATTGTAGTTGACGATTCCTGGTTGGGTATCACACGCATGTTTAAATTTGGTTTGATTGCTGGTGCTAGATCTGATGGATTGTTTGACGTAGATTATCAGTTTGCATTGAATGATCTTTACAACTTGTTAAGTGCTGATGTAACATATTACTCTATGGTTAAAACACATATGAACCTCTTGGAAAGTTTGTTCGTAAATGAAAGAGCAATTCGTTTTAATCGTAAGACAAATAAAATGCACATTGACACTGACATGGATAAAACATTTAACATTGGTGACTATGTTGTAGCAGAAGGCGCTAAACTTATTGACCCTACAGAGTATTCAGAAGTCTATGATGATATGTGGTTGAAACGATACACAACTGCATTGATTAAAAGACAATGGGGTGAAAATATGAAAAAGTTTGGAGGTATTGCTCTACCAGGAGGCGTTACACTTAACGGAGACCAAATTTTTCAAGAAGCAATTACTGAAATTGCACAAATTGAAGAACAAATGCAACTTAACTATGAACTTCCACCTTCATTTATGGTAGGATAATTAGATGCCAACTAATCACTATTTCCAACGCGGAAGGTCAATCGGCGAAGTAAATGAGCAAACGCTTGTGGAAGATCTTCACATTGAAGCTCTTAAAATTTACGGCCATGACATTTTGTATATGCCAAGGACTCTTGTAAACAGGGACGTCTTGTTCGATGAAAGCGAGTTGTCCAAGTTTACACAGGCATATCACCTCGAAATGTATATGGAACCTGTTGATGGTTTTGAGGGTGAGGGTGATTTGTTCCAGCGTTTTGGTATTGAGATTAGAGACAGCGCAACATTTGTTGTTGCTAAAAGACGTTGGGAAGAAAGTGTAGAAAGCGCAAAGGATTATGGTGGTAGTTTTCAATTGGATTCGCGACCAGCAGAAGGTGATTTGCTTTACTTTCCTATGACAAAATCTTTGTTTGAGATTAAGTTTGTCGAACACCAGGATCCATTTTATCAAGTTGGTAAATTACATACGTTTAGATTGCGTTGTGAATTATTTGAATATAGTTCTGAGGCGCTGGATACAGGCAATACAGAGATAGATGCAATTGAAGATAATCTCTCTGTTGATGCACTGCTACATGAATTTAAATTGGAAACAGGGGATTCACTTGTTCTTGAGGATGGCGGTAGTTTGATTCTACAAACATATGCCATTAAACCCGCTGTTTCAGGCGATAACGCAGATTTTGTAAACGTTCAACAAGTAGATAATATTCTTGACTTTACAGAATCTAATCCTTTCGGTGAGCTATAATGTTTAGAGGAAAAACTTTTTATCACTCTCATGTCCGCAGAGCTGTTGCGGCATTTGGTTCTATATTTAATAATATTGTTATACAACGTAAGGATTCTAATGGTGCTGTTGTGCAATCCCTTAGAGTTCCACTTGCATATGCTACAAAACAAAAGTTTTTGTCTCGTATTGAAGGTCAACCAAATCTAACTGACCAGGAAGTAGCATTGGTTTTGCCTCGTATGGGATTCGAGATTAGTTCTCTCACATACGATCCTACAAGAAAAGTTGCACCTATTCAACAGCATCGTAAAACAAATACATCAGATGCTCTTAAAATGACACAAACATTTGTGTCCACACCATATGATTTGAACCTTACATTATATTGCTTTGCTAAAAACCAAGAAGATGCTTTACAAATTATTGAACAAATTTTACCTTTCTTCAATCCTGATTTCAATATCACAGTAAATGACCTGCCTGAACTCGGTATCAAGAGAGATATTAAAATTACATTAGAATCAATTGCATATGAGGATAACACATACGGTCAATTTGCAGACAGACAAAGTATTATTTGGTCTCTCAACTTTACTATGAAACTAAATTTTTATGGGCATATAGCGGATCAGGGTATTATACGAAAAGTTATTGCTGACGTTTATCAAAATCCTGATCTTACTGGTGAAAGAACAAGACAAACATATGAAGTTACTGCCGCGACCGCAACAGGAACAGCAACCGTTACAAGCAATGCTGTAAGTGCTATAGCTGTCACATATAGTGGCGGCGGTTACACATCTTCCGGACCTAATATTACTATAGCAGATCCTCCTGGGAATGGTGAGGTAACAGGAGCTAGTGTTCAAACTACAGGTGCTGGTCACATTAATGGTGACACATATGATACAACAGGTGGCTCGGGAACAGGATTTAGAATTAGAGCAACAAGTAGTGGTGGGTTGACAAGTTTCACTATTGTCGGTGGTGGCACAGGATATCAAGTAGGTGATATTGTTTCTACAGTAATTGACAATCCGGCTACTATCAGAATAGATTCTGTTACAAACAATACAACAGCTAGAGCCTCTGTAACTATGGAAGCAGATCCGCTAAATAGTGGTAAGTTTAGAGTTGCAAGTGTAACAGTAGATGAAGGTGGAACAGGATATACAGATGCACCTACTGTAACATTTGAAGCACCGGACTCTGGCATACAAACAATTGATGATGCGTATAGATTCCTCGAGGAGTTTGATACAGTTTATGAGTAACAAAAATAAAGTATTTGATGCGTTGGATAAAACGTTTGGCACCTTAACTAAAGTTGAGGAAACAAAAACTCCTATGATTCCGCAAGATGAACAGGATGAACAACTTGAAAATGATTTTCAGGAAGCTAGAAATGCTTTGAAAAGAGCAATGGTATATGGTGAGGAAGCTATTCAGGGCATTTTGCAAATTGCACAAAATTCAGACAACCCTCGGGCATTTGAGGTTGCTGGGCAGTTAATTAAAACTATGAGTGACCAAGCAAAAGATGTTATGGATGTGCAGGAGCGCAAACAAAAAATTGATAAAATTGATGGCAAGGTAGCCAACAAAATTGAAAAACAAACAAATATTGTATTTAATGGAAGCACTTCTGATTTGTTAAAAGCAATTAACAACGAACAGAAGACGATTGAGCATGACTCTACAGATCGAGAAGACTGAGGATACCTCATATCACGGCAATCCTAATCTAAAGCCGGTTGGTTATAAACACGACTGGACAAAAGAACAAATTGCTGAATATATGAAATGTAAAGAAGATCCTATCTACTTTATTGAAAATTATTGTATGATTGTAACTCTTGACCAGGGCTTACAACCCTTTAAGTTATATGATTGTCAAAAGAAAAAAGTAGACTTTATAATGAATAACAGACGTTGTATTCTTATGGAGGGTCGTCAGCAGGGTAAAACGGTTACTGCCGCCGCATGTATTCTACATTACACAATTTTTCAAGATGCAAAAACTGTGGCTATTATGGCTAACAAAAGTAATGCAGCTAGAGAAGTTTTAGCTAGGTATCAAATTATGTATGAACACCTGCCTATTTGGATGCAACAAGGGGTAAAAACGTGGAATAAAGGTGACGTAGATCTTGAAAATGGCTCCCGTGTATTCACAGCCGCCACAACGGCAAGTGGTATTCGAGGTAAATCGGTTAACTGGTTGTATATTGATGAGGCGGCAATTATTCCTAATAACGTAGCCGAGGAGTTCTTCACCTCTGTTTATCCTACTATTTCTGCTGGTGAGACTACAAAAATTCTACTTACATCCACACCATTAGGATATAACCATTTTTGGAAGTTTTGGAACGAATCTGAAAAAGGCACTAATGGTTTTGAAAACATGTTTATTCATTATAGTGAAATACCAGGCAGGGACGAGGCGTGGGCAGAACAACAATTGCAACTTCTAGGCGAGTTGAAGTTTAATCAGGAGGTTTTGTGTGAGTTTCTTGGGTCGTCTAATACATTAATTAATGGCAAAACATTGTCAGTTTTGAGTTCTATTGATCCAATATACACAAATGATGGACTTGACATTTATGAAGAACCTCAAAAGGATAAATATTATGTGTTAGTTGCAGACGTTGCCCGTGGCATCGGTGGTGATTATTCAGCCTTTACTGTAATGGACGTAACATCAATGCCCTATAAAGTTGTTGCAAAATACAGACACAACAAAATTTCACCTTTACTTTATCCTAATATTATTGATAAAGTTGGTAGGGATTACAATAATGCCTTTGTTATGATTGAGTCCAATGACATAGGTCAACAAGTATTAGATATTTTACATCAAGAGAATGAATATGAAAACATTTTTACAACTGTTACTGAAAATGGAAAACAATATATTACTCCTGGATTTGGGAAACAGGCACGCCTTGGCGTTACGACCTCCAAAGCAGTAAAGAGACAGGGGTGTTTTGCATTTAAAAGTTTAATGGAAGAAAAGAAACTTTTACTTTTTGACGCAGATATTATACAAGAATTATCTACTTTTATTGAAAGAAGTGGAACTTTTCAAGCGGATGAAGGATACCATGATGATTTGGTTATGAGCTTAGTATTATTTGGATGGGTTACGAGCAATTCTTTCTTCAGTGACCTTACAAATGTGAATGTTAGAGAAGGCATATATAACTCTGAAATGCGTATGATTGAAAATGACCTCACTCCTTTTGGTCAGATTGTAGATGGATCTGAACCTGAAATGGAGGTAATGGGTGGTGACGTCTGGATGTTTGCAGACACAAAATAAAAGAATTATAAATATTCTGTAGCAGATTAACAAATAAAAACGCTTAACTAATTCGAGGAGAATAAAATGGCTTTTCAGCTTTCCCCAGGCGTTCTCGTTCAGGAACAAGATGCTACCAATGTAGTCCCAGCGGTTGGCACAACCATTGGTGGTTTCGTTGGTGACTTCCGTTGGGGTCCTGCCCGCGAGATTATTACTATTGACGGTGAAAACAATCTTGTTGACCGTTTTGGTAAGCCTAATGATACAACTTCAACAGATTTTCTTACAGCGGCTAGCTTCCTTGCATATGGCTCGGCTCTTAAAGTCGTTCGCGAAGTCGGAACTGCGGCTAAAAACGCCGTTCAGTCAGGCACTGCTGTTCAAATCAGAAATAGAGATGAGTATGAAAACAGCTACGAAGATGGTTCGGGCAACGTTGGACCTTGGGCTGCCAAATATCCAGGCACTTTAGGTAATTCTATTAAAGTAGGCATTGCAGATATTACAACTTATGGTAATACTTCGGTTGCTTCAATTACTGTTGATAATGCTGGTTCTGGTTATACCTCAGCACCAACAGTAACAATTGCGGCACCTAACGTTGGCTCAATTGGCGCAACAGCAACAGCCGACCTAGATGGCGGTTCTACTATTGATTCAATAACAGTCACTTTTGGCGGTATTGGTTATACATCCGCACCAAGTGTTACTATCTCAGGTGGCGGCGGCACAGGCGGCGCGGCTACAGCAGTTTTGACAACAGACTGGACATATAAAAATAATTTTGATTATGCTCCAATTACTACATCATACGCTACAGACCAAGGTGGTCTGTATGATGAAGTTCATGTTATTGTTATTGACGAAGATGGTAAAATTACAGGTAAAGCAAATACAGTTCTTGAAAAGTTCCAAGGTTTGTCAAAAGCATCAGATGCTAAAAGTGACCAAAATGAAAGTAACTTCTACAAGAATGTAATTAATAATCAGTCTAAGTGGATTTACTGGATGGATCATCCAGGTGATGGTGCAAACTGGGGTAATGAAGCTGCCGGCACAACTTTTGATGACCTTGTTGAAAGTTCCAATGACCTAAACGTTTCACTTACAGGTGGTGTTGATGGTTCTCCTGCAGACGCTGACTTGCAAGCTGGTTATGACTTGTTTGCAAATGATGAAGAAGTAGATGTAAACTTGCTTCTTGCTGGTGCTCATAGCACAACAGTAGGGGATTATATCATTGACAATATTACGGATGTCCGTAAGGATTGCATGGTATTCCTTTCACCAACAAAAGCAAACGTTGTAAATAACGCAGGTTCCGAAGTTTCCTCTATTCAGGCAACACAATTGTCATATACACGTTCTTCATATGCTGTATTTGATACAGGCTGGAAATACATGTATGACAAATACAATGACAAGTATCGTTGGATTCCATGTAATGGCGACACAGCAGGCACATGTGTAAATGCTGATTTGACCGCTGATCCTTGGTTCTCACCAGCTGGCTTTAATAGAGGTCAAATTAAAAATGCAGTTAAACTTGCATTTAATCCTAAGAAAGCAGATCGTGACACACTTTACAGAGGCGGCGCCAACCCAATTGTTGGATTTCCAGGAAGTGGTTTTGTATTGTTTGGTGACAAAACAATGCTTGATAAAGAAAGTGCCTTCAATCGCATTAACGTCCGTAGATTGTTTATTACTCTTGAAAAAGCAATTGCAACGGCAGCTAAGTTCCAACTGTTTGAATTTAACGATGCGTTTACAAGAGCACAATTCCGTAGCTTGGTAGAACCATTCTTGCGTGACGTTCAAGGTCGTAGAGGCATTTATGACTTCCGTGTTGTTTGTGACGAAACAAATAATACAGCTCAGGTAGTAGACTCCAATGAGTTTAGAGCAGATATTTTCATTAAGCCTGCTCGCTCAATTAACTTTATTACACTGACATTTGTTGCAACTCGCACAGGCATTTCGTTTGAAGAGCTTGGCGCCTAATCAGATAAATAATTCAATCAGGAGAAATAAAAATGAATATTGAAGAATTTAAGGCTAGGCTAGGCGCAGGTGGAGCAAGACCTAACCAGTTTAGAGTGACATTAGCTTTCCCAGGTTATGTAGGTAACGTGGACAATAGTTATAGTTTGCTCGTAACTGGTGCGGCACTCCCAGCTTCCAACGTCAACCCAGCTATTATCCAGTATAGAGGTCGTGAGATTAAACTTGCTGGTGAGAGAATTTTCGATCCGTTTACAATTACTGTTGTTAACGATTCGGACTTTTCACTGCGGACTCCATTTGAGGAGTGGATGAATGGACTGAATAATCGTGAAGATAACACAGGCGTTCTTACACCAAGTGATTATCAAGCGGATATTGTTGTCGAACATCTGGACCGCAACGATGAAGTATTGGCAGGTGGTAGTTACACACTGCGTAACGCCTTCCCAATTAACATGTCAGAAATTGCTCTGCAGTATGCTCAGAACGATATTTTTGAGGAATTTACAGTGACGTTCCAATATACACATTATGATGTAGCATAACATTATAACGTGTAGGAGATTTTAATATGGAAATTTTTGGGTTTGAAATTACTCGGAAGAAGCCCACTGCGACTGAAAAGTCCTTTGTGGCTCCTTCCGAGGACGGTGCAATAGAGTCCATCCGAGGCGGTGGATACTATGGCACCTATTTTGATGTAGATGGTGTTGCAAACACCGAAGAACAACTCATCAAGAGATATAGAGATATCTCAATGATGTCTGATGTTGATATGGCTATTGAAGACATTATCAATGATTCTATATCAAATTTAGATGATGAGAAGCCAGTTATTGTTAACACTGATGATGTGAATCAGTCTGCAACAGTAAAAAAGGCTATCCAAGAAGAATTTGAAACTGTTCTTAGATTATTTGATTTTGACAACAGAGCTCAAGATTATTTTAGACGCTGGTATATTGATGGTCGTATCTATTTTCATAAAGTGATTGATACAGCGAAACCTAAACAAGGCATTACGGATATTCGCTATATTGATCCTAGAAAAATCCGTAAAGTCAGAGAAGTAAAAAAAGAAAAAGATCCTCAAACTGGTGTTCAGTTTATTAAGAAGATCGAAGAGTATTTTATTTACGATGATAAGGGCATTGCTAGTAAGCCAGGCCAATATAAAGCATCTACAAGCGTAGATGATAAGGCACTGAAAATTAGCAAAGACGCTGTTGCTTATTGCCCTTCAGGTTTGGTAGACCAGGATAGAAACATTCCTTTGTCGTATTTGCACAAAGCGATTCGTCCAGCAAACCAACTTAGAATGATGGAAAATGCTGTTGTAATTTATCGTATTACAAGAGCACCTGAAAGAAGAATTTTTTATGTAGATACTGGCAACTTGCCTAAGATTAAAGCAGAGCAGTATCTCAAAGATATTATGGATCGCTATCGTAACAAACTTGTTTATGATGGTAATACTGGTGAGATTCGTGATGATAAAAAGTTTATGTCAATGCTTGAAGATTATTGGATGCCTCGCCGTGAAGGTGGTAGGGGAACCGAGATTCAAACATTGCCAGGTGGACAGAACTTAGGTGAAACAGGTGACGTGGATTATTTCCAACGTAAACTTTATCAATCACTTAATGTTCCTGTATCACGTTTGGAACAACAGGCTGGATTAAACTTTGGTCGTTCTGCGGAAATTAACCGTGACGAACTTAAATTTACCAAGTTTATCGCAAAACTGCGCCGCCGATTTAGCAATTTGTTTGATGACTTGTTGAAAACACAACTTGTTCTTAAAGGTATTATGACCGAGGATGAGTGGTTAGAGATTAAACAAGACATTAGATATACCTTTGCATCTGATGCTTTTTATACAGAGTCAAAGGAACAGGAAATCCTGCGTAGTAGAATTGAAGTTCTTAATGGTGTTGCAGGTTATGTTGGACAATTCTTCAGTAAAGAATATGTTCAAAAGGAAATTTTGCGTATGTCAGATGATGATGTAAAGCGAATTGATAGTGAAATAAATAGTGAAGCTGAGGATGTAGAACCTCAACCAGAAGGTGAGACTGAACAATGAGTGAAAATGAAGTAAAACACATGGATGACGAAACCTGGAATAAAAATGAAGAAGGTATTCGTAAAATGATGGATCAATGGGCTGATGGTAAACTAACTGATGCCCAAGCTACATTTAATGATGTTGTAGGACGCAAGGCAGATGAACTTGTTTCCGACCGTAAAGCAGAAGTAGCTGCATCCATTTTTAATCAACCAGCCGCTCCTGAAGGAGAAGTTGTTGATGTTTCCGATATTATGCCAGATCAAACAGGTGAGGAACCAGTTGAGGAGCCAGTTGAGGAGCCAGTTACTGAAGAAGAGCCTGAAGTAGAAACAGAGGAAGAAAATGAAGACGTTTAAACTTTTCAGGGAAGAAGCTACCCCCGTAGCCAAACCTAAAATGGATGATCCTACAGCATATCATCCAACAGAAGTAGGCACAAAGGGTGACGAGACTCCTCCTAAGCAAGGTGGTTCTGAAGATCCTAATCTTACGCATGTATGTGCTACAAAAGTTGTTCACCCTAAATATGGTGAAGGTAAACCAATCTTCGGTGAACATGCAGAACCAGACGCACAAGGAAACGTTTGGTGGTATAAAGTAATGTTTGAACATGGTATTGAAACATGTGAAACTTATGCCCTCGAGATTCTCGAGGAAGGTAGTCACGGCAACCACAAAAAGAAAAAAAGCTAAGGAAAAGTAAATGGCAGTCACAGTAGACACTCTAAAACTTACGCAAACACATGGTGTAGTAGCTGTCCGCGGGACTGCCGCTACTGGCACTATCGCGTTGGCGACAACACTTAAAAAATCAACCGAAACACAATCATCGCCTAAAGCTAATATTAAAGCTATTCATTGGGCTTTGTCATCTGGTGCTCGTGCTTATGTTCAAAGAAATAGTAAGATTCTTTACGAACTTCAGATGAATGGTAAG